GAGGATCACCAATGACGCAAGGCACTGTTCAACGAGAACAGATCTATGTCTACGACACCTGCTCCTTGTGCGGCGACGCAAACGTACTCGTCTACCTACTTGATGAACAACTGATCTGCGCATCTGACTACCGCAAGATTGTAGGTACCCGTAGGCAAATACAACACTGCGATAATTGTGGCGCTGAAGGTGCAGTTCGTGACCCAGCACATCGACGTAATGAATATCTCTGTTGGACATGTCATGATGGATTCCAGGTTCGCACGTCTGTTGTTAAGCGCGCACTTGCTGCAATCAACACATCTATCCTTACCAAAAGAGAAAAATGCTATGCGGCAGGATATGGAAGTGATTGCGATGCAAACGTAAAACCTCGCAGCGCATGGGGTGGAAAGATGCTATGTAACAAACATGGGAAGGTACCACCTAAGCCAGAAAAGAAGAAAAAATCTTGAGCAGTACTAAATTGCTCAATGAAGCCCGTGGTTTGATCGATCGTTCACGAGCTTCACTCGCATCACTCGAGACAAACATAGAAAAAGAAATAACGAGAAAAGGAAAGCAAATGACAACTGCATCACCTCAGCAAGCAGCAGCTCTCTATACCGCAGGAAAGTCTGTGGTCGAGGTAGCTCAGGAGCTTGGCATTACCTACGGTAAGGCTCGCAAGCTCATTCAGGACTCAGGTACACCAATCCGCAATACCTCAGATCGTCTCAAGGGTAAAACCAGAAAGAACAAGTAACCTTGCTACGCAACCTTGTGTGGCCAGCAGTGGTATCGGCCGCCAGCTCCGTGCTGGCGGTTGTTACCGCGCTTCTGGACCCATCTAAGGGTACTGTGGTCCTAGCCTTAGGCTTAACCGCGGTAGCCATGGCATGCCTGTCTCAAAGAGCATAGAACCTAACGAACCACAGGAACCTACGGTAATCTATGTCTATGACGTAGATGCAGGCCCTACTGAGGTTCGCAGGATAAGTCGCCATGAGGCAAAGATCATTGGAGACGTTGGGCGCGTAACTAACCTTATAGCACCCTTTCTTCTTAAGATCGAGGCTGCAATGCATAAAAACAAAACCAGGCCAAAAGACCAGCCTTAGGGCAAAGTTATTCCTTAGCCTGTGTTATAGTAATCCAGTAAACATACGGAGAGACGGAGGTACGTCCCTATGACATCCCTTTCTATCTCCAGCCCTGTGCAAGTGGTAGAGGACAGACTACAGTCTGAGAAGCTGCAGGGTCGCAAGAAGCTCAATGCGGTGGCTGCATTGGGTTATCCCATCCCTAACCTAAGGAGGCGAACTAGCGTTGCTCACACTACGTGGAATAGCAATGACGTCCGTAGCCTATATTACGGCACTTACAACTGGTATCTTTGCGGTGACGACACTCTCGTCAAATGCGGCGATGCCTTACATAGAGACACCAATACCAGCTCATAAACACGAGTTGGTAAGTAGCAACCCTCTAGAAAGATTTGAGGGAGCAAGGAAGCTTAGCCAGGAACAGCTCGTTGAGTTGCTGCGTGGCGTAGGCTTCAAGGGCCAAGCCCTAAGGACAGCATGGGCAGTTGCCATGCGGGAGAGTAATGGTCGACCTGTAGCTCATAATGACAACATCAAGACAGGCGACAACTCATACGGTATCTTCCAGGTAAACATGCTTGGAAGCCTTGGTGCGGATCGTCGTGAGAAGTATGGCCTTACGGCTAATACAGATCTGTTCGACCCAGTAACCAATGCCAAGATCGCATTCCACATGACCAATGGTGGAACCGATTGGAGTAGCTGGGGGTTAGGTCCTAATGCCTACGATGGCACTGCGGATGAGCCTTCAATTACTAAATGGCTGCCACTGTTCCCAAAGTCATAATCAAAAGTTAGGAATATAGTAGCTCCATGAGCGAAGACAATATCCAACCAGTAGAGGTTGCGGCAACTCCTGTAGAGGAACTAATGCCTGCACCTGAAATCATTGAGGCACCACAACCTGAACCTGAGGTAATAGTGGTACCTGAACCTGAACCAGTTATCGTACCTGAACCAACTCCTGAACCTGCGGTTGCGGTAGTAGTTGAAGAGCCTAAGCCAATAAAGCCAAAGGCATCATCACGTTCTGCTGTAGTTAGCGGAGGAGAAAAGGACGACGTGTTCCTAGCAAACTGCGTATACAAAAATGTGTACTCACGTAAGAGCTTAACAGTCCATCACCTGCAACGTCGTCTAGCTGAGCTAGGTTACGCAGAAGCCAGCGCTGACAAAGATGGCTGGCTAGGTGATCTAACAAAAGCTGCTATCATCAAGTTCCAAAAGGACAAGGGACTAAACGCAACAGGACAGGTAGACGCTGACACCTTCACTAAGGTCTTTGAAGGCGACTCAAACGTCAACGTAAACCTCTAGCAAATAAACCTTTAGCAAGACAACAGGCTGGCACATTTCTGTGTCAGCCTGTAGTTTTTTATTGCAAACAATTTTTATCATGACAAACCTATACCTCTGATACAAAAAATTTATGAATAATTTTTCCAAGGCAACATGCCTGCTATTTTTTCTTGCAAGCAAAAAACGCATGTAAGTCCAAAAAAAGTTGGAGACACTTTGGAAAAAGTCTCTCGCAAAGCACTACGCTTTCTCACGCCCAAGGCACTTAACCAAAAGGTACTGTTTCTGCCAACTTGTACACAAGTCATCAAACGTCTTTTTAATGTACTATTTGTACATGGGTAAGAGCATGGCCGAGCTCGTGGCAGAGTTGACACTTGACGAGCGCGAGGCACTACTAAACGGACTGGACCAGGAAGCCCTTCCTTGGGACTGGAGTTTTTGGGGTCGCCCTGAACAACAGGCTCCACCAGGAGATGACTGGAACATCTGGCTCGTTCTCGCAGGTCGCGGTTTTGGTAAGACAAGACTTGCGGCTGAGTGGGTGCGCGAACAGGCAAAGTACACAAACAAAGGTCAACTACGCTTTGCGCTTGTTGCACGTACCGCCGCGGATGTTCGTGACGTTATCGTAGAAGGCGAGTCGGGAATCATCAACGTCTCACCTCCGAGCGAGCGCCCGCACTATGAGCCTTCAAAGAGACGCCTTACCTGGCCAAATGGAAACACAGCTACCTTGTTCACCGCAGATGAGCCTGACTCACTTCGCGGTCCTCAATTTACGCATGCCTGGGGTGACGAGGTTGCCGCCTGGCGTCAAACTCCAGACGCAGCGGGTATGACCGCATTTGACAACCTACGTGTTGGTACACGTCTTGGAGCAAAACCAAAGTTACTTGTAACGACGACACCAAAGCGCGTTCCACTTCTTTATCAACTAATAAATGAAAGTAAGAAGAATCCCGACAAGGTTATCATCACAAAAGGCTCAACCATGGACAACCGTGGGAACCTTTCACAGGCGTATCTTGACGCAATCATGGGAGTGTATGAAGGAACTCGACTAGCGCAGCAGGAACTTTACGGTGAGATGCTTTCAGACGTTGAAGGAGCTCTCTGGACCATTGAGCTTATTGACCGCGGTCGTGAAACACAGCTTCCAATCGGTGCGCCCCTACGCTGTATTGGCGTTGACCCGTCCGTTGCGGAGAATCCGCGCGATGAGTGTGGAATTGTTGTTGTCGCATCAACTGGCGAGCGTGATCTATACAAGCGCAACTCGTGGGTATTAGAAGATGCAACCGTTCATGGTTCTCCCGACGTGTGGGCAAACAAGGTTGTGCAGATGGCACGCAAGTGGGGTTGCCCCGTTGTCGCTGAAGTTAACCAGGGCGGTGCGCTCGTTAGAAACGCCATCAATACAATTGATCCAAACGTAAAGGTTTTAGAGGTTCACTCAAAACACGGCAAGGCCTTACGTGCAGAGCCAGTAACTCTTGCCTACGAGCAATCACGCGTTCATCACGTGAACTACCTTCCTGAGCTTGAAAGTCAGATGTGCGCCTGGATTCCAGGTGAAGGCAAGTCACCAGACCGCGTTGACGCGTTGGTTCACGCATTAACCGCGCTCCTTATTAAACCTCCGCAGGGTTTTCTTGGTGGACACATTAAGGCAAAGTCGCTTGCGTCTCGTAAGCTTCCGTCCTTTCGCGGAGGAAAAGGCAACGGTGGATTTCGTGTTCGCTAAAAATCCAATGTACACTTGTACACAAAATGACGAGCGCATGTTAGGGTATCTCGCATGACCGCGCCGCTTCTACCAAAACAGGAGAGAGATCTGCTTACGTCTCTTTCAAGGGAGGCGTTGTGGTTTCGCGTACAGGAGCTTGTTACAGCTGGCTGGTCATATCAATCAATCGCAAATGCGTTTGAGCCTATCAAGACAAGGTCCACGATACGCTCCTGGGTCGTCAAAAAGGTAAAGCCACAGGAATCCCTTGGAGCAGTACCGAAACCTCCCATAAAGGCACCTCGCATTCGACGCATCCGTCCTAAGAGTCCTGGTATCCCTCACGACGAGCAGTTACGTATTGCCCGTCTTTCTCCTCTTGCACGACGGTATCGCGCTCGCACCGCGCCATCCAGCGCTTCCTATAATGCAAATCACGAACTCTCTCAAATCGCCAAGGATCTTTATCTCAAGGGAGTCACGGTGTCAGAGCTCGCCCGCGTCTCCGGTGTTACCTATCGAGCAATGAAACGTAGAGTAGATCGGGCGCTCACAGTATGAAGATTATCCATGATTTTTTCCCCTCCACGGTAGTTGCCGTTCCTGCAAACGTTATTGAAAACTTTACAACAGTTACTACGTCCGTTAAGGTTCCAAGCGGAGGAAGGTATCTTGAGAGGGTACGCACAATCGTGATGCAGGACGATACAAGTAAGATTCTCGTTGTTGCCGCGGACCATTCAGACGGACCGCGCATGATTTTTTCAGAAAGACTCGCGGATCTAAATTGGTCCGGAGATAAATCACAGGATTCCCAGGCGCTTACACAGTCAGGGAAGATCATCGCGTTCAAGCACGTGCAAGGATGTACCTGCGGCAGTCGCCTAAGGTCATTTAGCCCGTATCGAACCATGGACTCAATAAAGGACCCAACCGAATGAACCTATATGAAGTAGACAACATCTCCGCGTTGCATTTCATTGTACTCGCGCTTATGGTTTACCGTCTCACCCGCTTCTTCATCTCTGACACTCTCTTTGAGCCAGTGCGCGATTGGATCTTCTCCAAGAAGCCTCCGCATACGAGCACGCTCGGATACCTATTCACATGCGAGTGGTGTATCTCGCTTTGGATCGCGCTTCCAACCATGCTCTTTTATGCTCTTTTTCCAAGTACCACCTTCCTTGTAGGGTGTATATTTGCCCTGTCTGCGTTAGCAGGCTTAATAACCGCACGCCTGGATAAATAACATGCGTTCCGTTATCGCAAGTGACAAGGAGTAACGTTTAGTGGCAATTTTTCGTCGCGAGGAAAACCCTCCTCGTACAGCTAAACCTCAACGCAATGTAACTACTCCTGTCGTCATCAACGATATCTCGTATGCACAGGCACTTCCCTATTCTGCACCACGTCCAATTACCGCGGCGGCAGTTCAAATCGCCATCAATGATAAAGGCGAGGTTGAAAGATTTAAGCAACGTCGCACAGGCGGATCGTCCGACTGGCAGTCAGAGGCGTGGGAGTACTACGACGCCATCGGCGAAATCAAGTACGCATTTAACCTAGTTGCATCAGTTGTCTCACGTATTCGTCTTTATGCAGCCGCGGTTGACAATCCCGCGGAGTCGCCTGTCCCTGTTCACAACAGCGATGTTGTTGACCAGAGATTAGCTGCTGCAGCAGAGCGCGCGTTGGCGCGAT